GACAATAAACATCTTGTCGTTAGATGGATTAATTGATGTTTTGAAATGGCATGAACATATACAGCAAAAATATAATAGAAAAGTCCCATATAAAATTAGCACGTGCAGATGGCCTAGTTTTCAAGCAATAACCATATTACCTACCTACATAAGGCAGTACTATATTAAGCAAATACAATCTTGGCTGGATATACATAGCACCCCTCTAGAAGATGACTTAGCGGATGAAATAATGATTGAAGAATTGAAACAACTATGTGTTTTGCTGGAACATGCCCCATCGTCAGCAAAAACCTATTTGTATAGGCAAGATTTCAGGTATTTCGTTGAAGAATTTGCAACGAGGAATAAATTAAGTATAAATGACACGTTTAGTGATGTATTATGTGAATGGATTAAGGAGTAATTGGATATGACAAAACCGTTTGATGTAAGTAAGTTTAGAAAAAGTATTACAAAATCAATTGATGGATTATCAGTGGGGTTTAATGATCCCACTGATTGGGTTAGCACAGGGAGTTATGCGTTGAACTATCTTATTAGTGGAGATTTCCACAAAGGTATTCCGCTAGGTAAAGTCACAGTTTTTGCGGGAGAATCCGGCGCTGGCAAATCGTATTTTGCATCGGGTAATATTGTAAAAAACGCACAAGATCAAGGCATTTTTGTTGTTCTTATTGATAGCGAAAATGCATTAGATGAATCGTGGCTTAAAGCACTGGGAGTAGACACTGCCGACGATAAATTACTAAAACTTAGCATGTGCATGATTGATGATGTTGCTAAAACTATTAGTGAGTTTATGGATGGTTATAAGGCAATGGACGAAGAAGATAGACCAAAGGTATTGTTTGTGATTGATAGCCTAGGCATGCTTCTTACACCAACCGATGTTAAACAATTTGAAGCTGGTGATCTTAAAGGTGATCTAGGGCGCAAGCCAAAGGCACTAACCGCATTGGTAAGGAACACGGTTAATATGATCGGTGCATATAATGTAGGTATTGTAGCAACCAACCACACCTATGCTAGCCAAGATATGTTTGACCCTGATGATAAAATATCTGGTGGATGTTTAACAGCCGGACATAAAATATCAATGTCTGATAATACATTTAAAAATATTGAGGAAATTGTAAAGGAAGATAGTGTTATCACGCTTAATGGTAATGTTGCAGTTGCCGAAACATTTAAGTTTGATAATAAGGAAGTATTTGAAATAGAATTGGAAACAGGAGAGGTTATACAAGCTACCGCAGAACATAAATTTTTAGTTTCAGTGATAGATAATACATTTATATGGAAAACAGTAGGTGATTTAAAAAAGGATGATTTTATTTTATATGAAATGAACCTTAAAAAAATTAAAATTAAAAATATAAAACCGATAGGATTGCATACCGTGTATGATATTAATGTTCCTGGTGAACATCATTATTTGCTTGAAAATGGTATTATTAGTCATAATTCTGGTTTTATATATGCTAGTTCTATCGTCGTTGCGATGAAGAAGTTAAAGTTAAAGGAAGATTTAGATGGTAATAAAACCACAACAGTACAAGGTATTCGTGCAGCATGCAAGGTGATGAAAACGAGATATGCTAAACCATTTGAATCAGTGCACGTTAAAATCCCATATGAAACTGGCATGAATCCATACAGTGGGTTAGTTGATTTGGCAGAAAAGCAAGGATTGCTTGCCAAACGAGGCAATCGTTTGGTCTATATTAATAAAGAAACTGGGGAAGAGCTGTTGCAATTTAGAAAGGCGTGGGAAAAAAACACTGATGGGTGTTTGGATATGATAATGACGGAGATTAGTATTGGAGTGCGAGATACTGAAATAAATAACCCTACAGAAATTGTAACAGAGGAATAGAATATGAGTTTAGATTTATCATTGGAAATATGGGAAGCATTAAGACCGCATATCGCGGGTGGGTTTCAAGAAGCAGCAGATGATTTCGTTATGTTGTTGATTGAAAATGCAATTGATCCCGCCGATATCAATGCAAGCACATCAGACACCTATATTAAAAAATCACTAGTGGATCATGTGGTGGTGGAAGAATACGAAGAAGATGAAGATGCATTTGGCACGACATCATACGATGAATATGAGTAATGTGGTATTCAAAGATAACAAATGATTTATCCAATATACCTAAATTTATTGAATACTTCAATAATGAGTTAACAAATGCGAAAAAAGAAGTTAAGATAAATGGCAACGTTGAGGTGAATATTAAGGAGTTGCCAGGTATTACAGAACACCGCTTTTATCAATTGCAAGAGATAGAAGCGGTGTTAGCATACTTGGATATTCAATTACGGCAGATTAGACGTAAATACTTTAAGAATTATCTTGAAAGTTATAATCGTGCATTAAGTAGTAGAGATGCAGAAAAGTACGTCGATGGTGAAGATGAGGTCGTGACTTTTGAAATCCTAATGAATGATGTTGCATTATTGCGTAATCGTTGGTTAGCTATTCTAAAAGGATTAGACCAGAAGAGTTTTATGCTTGGTCATATTACCAAACTTAGAACAGCAGGAATGGAGGATGTTACCGTATAATGTTTACATCAGAAGAAGAAAGCCATAACCATAGTCTAGAAGTATTGAACTTGTTATACCAATACAATGATTTCATGGATAGTGTTAGTTCATTGTGCGATATGGGATGTGGCACTGGTGCTGACCTAGAGTGGTGGGCAACTAGAATGGCAGAAGATGATAATGAAAATTATATCCCATTGGAAATAAATTGCACCGGCATTGATACATTAGATCATATTAATATATCTGAAAAATATGATAACATTGAATATATTTCTAGTGATTTTGAAAAATACACAACTGATAAAAAGTATGATATTATTTGGAGTCATGATAGTTTCCAATATGCATTAAACCCGATACAAACATTGAAAAATTGGAATAGTATGCTTGATGAGAGTGGTATGCTAGTATTGATATTACCACAGACCATTAATATTGAATATAATAGACAGCAAATCTCATTGCAAAATAACCAGTTCTATCATCATTCATTGGTAAGTCTTATTCATATGTTGGTTATTAATGGGTTTGACTGTAGTACTGGGTTTTTTAATATACAACTCGATGATCCTTGGATTAGTGTCGTGGTTTATAAGAGTAATATTACACCGTTATACCCTAGATTACCGAATTGGTATGAATTAGCCGAAACTGGTTTATTGCCTGTAACTGCTGTAAATGGGATTAATGCACGGGGATATTTGCATCAGGATGATTTAATATTGCCTTGGTTAGATAAAAGCACAACGGGATTTGGGAATCTATGATTGTTGTACTAGTAACTGGTGGATTTGATCCCCTGCATAGTGGTCATGTAGCATACTTAGAACATGCGAGAAAGTTAGGTGATAAGCTACTTGTCGGGGTGAACAGTGATGAATGGCTTATTCGTAAGAAGGGTCGGGGATTTATGCCATACACAGAGCGTGAAACAATTGTCCAATGTATTGGTGTAGTTGATGCTACTATACCATTTGATGATGATGATGACACAGCAAATGATGCGATTAACGAAGTTAAAAACCATTATAAAGGTTGTGAAATTATTTTTGCCAATGGAGGTGATCGGAAATCAACGAACATTCCTGAAGTAGATGCATTTAGGGATGATGCAACAGTGACATTCGCATATGGGATTGGTGGTGGATATAAGAAGAATTCATCAAGGTGGATATTAGATGAATGGAAAGCACCAACGACAGACAGAGATTGGGGATATTATCGTGTGTTGTATGAATGTACTGGGTATAAAGTAAAATTGTTATCTGTTGATCCCGGTAAGTCATTAAGTACGCAAAAACATCAATTTCGCAGTGAACATTGGTTTGTATCGGGGGGATCTGGAACGGTGATGATTGGGAATGTTAAATATGATAATTTAAAAAAGTTTGATCAAATTAAAATCCCACTGGAACATTGGCATAAACTAGAGAACAATACTGATGAAAGGCTTAATATCATCGAAATTCAGTATGGTGAAAAATGCATAGAAGAAGATATAGTGCGAAGAATATAAATAAAGCATAAATACCGATATGATTTTTTTATACTTTGGAGAAAAAAATGGCAAATAGAACAGTAAAATTTTATGGAAATGCACACGCCGAGAATGGCAATGTGTCTGTTGTTGTAAATTACAACGGTGTTGAGGTATACAATGGTGAGGTAGTAACATCACCCACCCCGATTGATCAGGTGTCAGAGATGGTTGAACTTGGGTCGTTTCAGTCAGATACATTGATAGAGGGCACAGTTCCTGTATCAATGACTGTAACCAATGGCACGCTTGCGGTGCAAGCAATGGAAGCTGATCACAATCAACTCATCGGCACATACGGAGACACTATAATCGATGAGACTAGCGCAAGTTATGTAGCCTTTGCCCCACTGCATGCTGGGTTTGATGATAAGAATACGATTCGGATCGATGATGTTGCACATGCAACTGATAATTCCTACATGGGGTCTTGGGTTTTTCTCGTAAATGATGGGCAACGGATTGAATATAACCAACTAGTAGATCCAGTTCAAACCCCACCAGTGGTATAATAGAATCCATTAATCCATTCTAACCCATGCATTGCTGTATACGAAAGTATTTGGTTGTGCGGTTTGTTGTGGTATTATACACCCTTCTTTGTTTAACCAATTAAAGAAGGGTGTATGATGTCGCACCTTCGTATTTTTCCAATGGTTCGTGCCGTACTCATTCTATCAACGATGAAGTTTTTGAAATGATTCACCCAATCGGAAAGCATTAGTGTAGATCAAATGTATGCACAATAGTTTTTGATTTATGGTATAATACATCTATGAAGCAAGCTATAATTACTGTAAAAGATGAAGTGAATTGCAAGATCACAGGACTAGATCTTGGGACTAGAAAAAAATTAGTCAATAAATTAAAGTATCTAATCCCCCACGCAAGGTATCTACCTTCTGTTAAATTGGGTAGATGGGATGGCAAAATAGCATTTTTCCAGCTAGGTGGTAGCACATACATTAATCTGTTGCCAATTATATTGCCTATTTTAGATAGCGATGGTTACGCAGTTGAATT